TTAATAAAAAAGATATCTATATCCCTCAGTATATGGCTAAGAGCAACTTCGCTTCTGCTAACGTTCGAGAATCCACAGGGGGTAGCCTTGCTATCACTATGATAATAAGTATATGTAATAAGTATATTATTTATTTTTTAGAAAGTTTTATAAAGTCTAAAAGATTATAGAAGATATTTAAGAGCCTTCATATAATCTCTCGAAGTTCTCTAAATAACACCAGTGATGCTCGACGCCGCTTCGCATCGGCTTACTTTTTTAGAGAAAATAAAGCATATTCCTATCACCACTCTGATAACAAAATATTACTATAAATAACCTAAAAGTCGGCAGATACGCTACGAAGTAGCGGTGTTTAGCATCACAAGTATTACTAAGCATATACTTTAGGATGTTAGATTTCTTTTTATAAAGTCTAAAAGTTTTAGGAAAGTATAAAAGATTATAGAAAGTCTAAAAGTTTTGGAAAGTCTAAAAGTTTTGGAAAGTCTAAAAGTTTTGGAAAGTCTAAAAGATTATAGAAGGTTATAAAGTTTAATAAAAAAGATATCTATATCCCTCAGTATATGGCTAAGAGCAACTTCGCTTCTGCTAACGTTCGAGAATCCACAGGGGGTAGCCTTGCTATCACTATGATAATAAGTATATGTAATAAGTATATTATTTATTTTTTAGAAAGTTTTATAAAGTCTAAAAGATTATAGAAGATATTTAAGAGCCTTCATATAATCTCTCGAAGTTCTCTAAATAACACCAGTGATGCTCGACGCCGCTTCGCAGTTTCACTGCTTCGTGGCTTCGCTTCGGCTTACTTTTTTAGAGAAAATAAAGCATATTCATATTACCACTCTGATAACAAAATATTACTACACATATCCTAAAAGTCGGCAGATACGCTACGAAGTAGCGGCTACGAAGTAGCGGTGTTTAGCATCACAAGTATTACTAAGCATATACTTTGGGATGTTAGATTTCTTTTTATAAAGTCTAAAAGATTATGGAAAGTTTAAAAGATTATAGAAAGTCTTAAAAATAAAAAGAAATATCGCAGGGCGTAGCCTTGCTTTTATATATTTATACACGGTAGCCTGGGCTGTTTGCTGTCATCCCTTGTGCGACATAAGGGTTCGTTCTTAGATTTGACGTTCCAGTCGAATAAGACGACGGGGACGACTGCGACGATGACGAGATTAAATTGAAACTTTTAAGAATGAAAAATACACATAGAAAGAACGCTGTGAATATCACAAATATCGTGATACCGAATAGGAGCGTGTAAGATAACGCGTCATAATTGTTTTTATTGATGACTACGATGGCTATGATGATGATAGCATAAAATAGCACAAAGAGCGATAATACCGATATAAACATATATTGGTTTTTATCTGAATTGTAATACGCCCATAACAACGCCCCGAATACTATAAGCGTAAGCATAGAATATCCCAATATCATAAATATACTCTCTACAATCTTGTCGTTCTCAGAGTTTGAAACAAAGTCCTCATACATTATTTTTTAATTTCTTAATAATAATCTATATTTTTAATTGGCGAAGCCGCTGCTTCACTGCTTCACTGCTTCGTCTAAATTATTTCAAATGAAAGAGAACCTAAATATGCGTTTGTCGTATCATAACCACGGACGTGCAAGTGCTTCGTATCTAACCCTTGCGACCCATACACGTTGTCGCTATGCTGTTCCATATTATATTCGTCAGGATTGACAATGTTCGATTGAGCGGCTAATAAGTTCTCTTCTGTGATATAAGGAACGCTACCGCTGCTGCTGCTGCTACCGTCCGTCGCGGCTACCGCCCTTTTTTCTTCAAGATGTGCCATATTCATCTCGCATTTCCCGTCGCTACAACCTTTGTGTTTGCTTTCGACCTTCTCTGTCGTCGCTGCGTTCGCGACGTCTTTGCTTTTGAGTTCGCTTGTATATATTCTAAAATAGAGCGTCAATACACAGATGGATAGTATGAAACCGATAATATTATCCACGAGCAATAGAATTGCCATACACGCTACCGCCAAATAAAACTGAATCATAGCGTCTTTAAATAGTTTTTTAAAAGGGACGTCTTTGATGATTAATATCGATACCAATAATATTATAGCCAACCCTCTAAATGAATTGAGTATCATTCGCTTCGCTCTCTATTATTATAATCCATATAAAAAATTGATACTTATACCCTATATCCGATATCCAATAAAATACGTGATGTATTCGATATTATCCAAGAACGGCTATGGCATTTTGAAGTCCGCTTTGTCCGCGAAGGAAATCGAGCATATAAAGAAGGATTTAACGATGACACCCAAGGTTAATTTTGATGCGGGAGGCAAAGGCGGAGCGTCGCTCGAAGATTTGACGTTTGAGTTATATAGCGAGAATGAGCAACGGATATACATTCCCAGATATTACGGGTTGCAAAAGTATGGCTTACCGACGCTATGTAAATTGACGCGTGGTGCGGATATTCATATTAATTTTATCGGTTCTCTCAGAGACGCACAGCAAGAGCCAATCAGCAACTTTTTAAAAGCCGCGAACGACCCTCTTAAAATGGGTGGTATTATATCCGTTCCTTGTGGTTTTGGTAAAACGATAATGAGCCTGTATATTGCGTGTTGCTTGAAAAAGAAGACGATATTCATAAGTCATAAGGATTTCCTTAATCAGCAATTTTTAGATACCATCGCACAGTTTGCCCCTGATGCGAAAGTCGGGATAATTAAACAGAAAAAGGTCGATGTCGTCGGCAAGGACTTTATCATCGCTTCGCTACAATCACTGGCGATGCGAGATTATGACGACGCCATCTTTGACGACATTGGGTTTGTAATCATCGACGAGGTTCATCATACAGGAGCGCAAGTTTTCTGTAAGGCATTTCGGAAACTGAATAATCCTATCATTCTCGGGTTGTCTGCGACACTAAATCGCAAGGATGGTATGCGAAAGGTGTTTGAGAATTATATCGGGAAATCGGTATATACCCTGAAAAACAAGGAGTTTTGCGATGTGAACGTCCAGGTTCATAAATACTTTGAGACACACGTTGATTATTCGACGGTGAAACTTATGTGGAATGGCAAAGAGAATGGTGCGGGGATGATTAACAACGTTTGTACGTTTAAACCACGAACTGTGTTTATAATCTCGCTATTAAAGGATATTTTGAGCAAAGAACCCGATAGACGTGTGCTTATACTGAGCGAACGCCGAAATCAACTGAAAGACATTGAGAATTACATCATAGAGCATAAAATCGCCATTGGCGGCGGATATGGATATTACGTGGGTGGAATGAAACAAGCAGACCTCGCGATATCCTCGGAAAAGCAAATCATCCTCGCTACATATCAACTCGCATCCGAGGGGTTTAATGTTCCTTCCTTAAATACAATCATATTCGCGAGTCCAATCTCGGATATCCAGCAATCCATAGGGCGTATTCTTCGAGAAGTTCCTGAGAAGCGAAAATACACACCGCTATGTATCGATATACTCGATGACTTTTCGATATTCAAGCGAAAAGGTGCGGCACGATTAAAGTTCTATACGAACAATAAATACAAGGTATCGTTTTATATGGATAATGTAAAGATAGAAAGCGAAGCCACGGATGCTGACGAAGCGGCGGGAGCGGATGCGGATGAGGATACAGACGGTATTATTAAAAAGAAACCGATGTTTATTGAAGACGATTAACGAAGGCGAAGGAACGAAGGAACGAGTCGAATGATAATAAATATATTAGTATTATAGTAAGTTATGAAGAACGAAGAAGTATATTATATTCTATTTTTTATATGTGTAGTAGGATTATTGATATTCTTATTTTATTATAACCAACAGCAACAAACGACGCAAACGATGCATCCTCGATATATTCAACCGCAACCTCGGCAACAGTCGATACATCAGTATCATACGCAAGAATCACAACAATTGAATAAAAAAACAAAAACAAATAATATGGATATGGATTATACATATAATATAGAAAACATAGATATTCGCAAGGATAATCTTAGTAATAACAACGATAATAAACTTGGAACCGCGAACGCCGCAAACAGCAAATATGAACCCGAGTTAGACGAAGTATTCGGAACAACTTTGCGTGGCAGTGGCAACCATAGCAACGAACCAGACGAAATGTTTAATTACTGTATAAAACCTAATAAATCAGACTTGCCGATTGTAAATCCTCCATTACAATTACTGCTAAACAACGCACCACTTCGATTATCTGAGCGACACCTAAAAAACTAAAAACTAACAATTTACACTATCTCGCGAGTCTCACGCGAGTCTCTCTATGTTCGTTCCACTCTCTATGTTCGTTCCACTCTCTATGTTCGTTCCACTCTCTATGTTCGTTCCACTCGTTCAACTCGTTCAACTCTCTATGTTTCGTTCCACTCGAAGAGAATAATTGTAATTCGCGACAATCTCCTTTTCAATCGCAAGGGGAACCTTATTATGTTCAAAACTCTTCATAAAACCGTTTATATTTTCTTCTGTATCCAATTCATACTCGTATGTGAATGGGTTAATACTGTAATAGCAATTAAACTCATTTGACTTAGAAACTCTTAGATTTTTCCAGACTGTATCACAACTGATACACCAATGCCTTCTGGTGGGATTAGGCTTTTCGGCTTTTGCCTCGCCGCTTACGCTAATGTCTTCGTCATCGTCGCTATCCGTATCGTATGTTTGTATCAATCGCTTTGTGGCAAAGCCGACAGTATCATAATAGATTGACTTGTCCATATTCACCATCATCACTGACATATCGTAAATCTTTTTAAGATTTTCGTTTTTTACCATAACATCAAAGGGCATCACAATGTCGTCGACTATTTTGCGCCTACGTGTATAATCATTCATTATCTCGATATATATTTTCGAACCATACCTGATAAACAGGACATAGGATGGGTTTCTGTTGCTATGATAATGATATGCCGAAAACTCAAACTTTCCGATGGGATGCTCTTCGAACTCATACCCATTGTCATCGGCGATTGTCTTGATACCTTCGTCGGAAACTGAAACGATAGTGAAAGACATTGAAAAGGTCTTTGAAAGGTCTTTGAAACGTCTGGAAAGGATTTGAAAGTCTTTGAAAGGTCTGGAAAGGATTTGAAAGTCTTTGAAAGGTCTCTTTGTATCGATACAAGAAGACGTACAACAGTGGTTGGCACGTGATTATATAGTATAATTATTTTAGTCATTTTTTATTATATAAGGAGCAATTTAGAACATATTTATCTTTCTATATTATAGATAAACATGAAGAAGAGTTCAAGTTCAAGTTCAAGAAATAGTTCAAGTTCGAAAAATAGTTCAAGTTCAAAAAATAGTCCAATTCCAATTCCAAAAACAAGTCCAAAAACAAGATATGATAGAGAAAGAGCGATAGCAATAAACGAAGTTATCACTGATACAAAATTACCTGATGATGTTGCTGATATTATTAAAGGTATGCTTGGTAAAGAAGAACCGTCAAGTCATTTTAGATATGGTATTACATTGGATGATTTAAATATTCCAGAGTTGGCATTAAATCCCAATGTATATCCGTTAATAAAAGTAATTATAGATAAGTATGGTGGTATAGATACAGTTAAGTTATCTAACCACGACCGTCATCACGACCGTCATTTAGTTGAACAAAAAGACCTAACGCGATTAGTTGATTTTCACAAGAACTTATCAAAAAATGAAGAACCAGAAGTTATTTCTTACTTACTCGAAATATATAAGCATTACCCTACTTCTATTAGTTCCCTACTATTAGATTGGAAAGCCTTATGTAATAATAAGGGTGCGAGTAGTTTATTAATATTAAAAATAGAAGATGAATATAATTTATCCAGAGAGGAATATACTGCGTTACCAAAACATAACAAAATAGATTGGGGTATTTTATTTAAAAATCCAGATAGTGCGGTGATTACATTAGTGTCAGAACTTGTTGAGGAGAAAGGGAACATCCCTCTTCGTTCTTACAACATTTATTTAAAGAATCAAAGAGTTGCGGAGGAAAAGCATATTGATATGCTGCAAAAAAGAGCAAAAATAAATGAAGCACCCGCAACAGATAAAGAGTTCTGGGTGGATTTATCAAGCGAAACACCAATCGCAATAAAATTATTAAGAGAAAGAATAAATTTTGAAAAAACTTTTGAAAAAACTCAACTGTTCGCAAATAGAGGTATTAATTGGGAGATTTTGTGCGGAAATAACAGCCAAGGGGCAATTGAATTAGTAAAAGAAAGAATAGAAATTGAAAAAACTATGCCATATTTCCAAGTATTATTTTATAACAAAAAATATAAATATGGGGTATCTTGGGCGTTTTTATGTAATAATACAAATCCAGAAGCATTTAAATTATTAAGACAACAAATAGAAGATGAAAAGGAAATTTATAAAGTTCAGTATCAAGCGTATCTTGATACTGAACTTAAAAAGTTAGATAGGTTAGATGTAGATGATAAAGAAAAGATTATAGATTATGCCAATGATGTAATTCATAGGATTGCACGGTATGAAAGATATAAATTGAGGGGTTTTTTAACAAATAAAGAAACAAACCACGATAACGATAGAATAGATTGGTTTCAATTATGTGCCAATTCGAGTCCAGAAGCGGTTCAATTAATAAAAGAAAGAATAGAATATGAAAAAGAATTGACACGTAATGGTGAATTATATAAAAGTAAAATAGATTTGGTTGGTTTAGCATTAAATCAAGAACCAGAAGCGATTGAATTATTAATGCAACGAATACAAGATGTACGCAGAAGTCGCAGAAGTAATTATGACCCCGTAATATATAATTTATCAAAGAATCCTTCCATCATTGTGAGATATGATAAAATAATGAAAGCACAAGACAAAACTCGACACGCAAGATACCTAAAAGAGGTAGATAAGATAACAAGAATGTTTAGCAATATACCAACGAGCATACGAGCAAAGTTAAAATCAACATAGTAGCATATTATCCACAAGAGCCGCGTAGGTCGCTATTCTATCGTCAAAGTCCGTTTCAACAAACCCATATTTTGCCTTGTAGTTTGTGAGAAACTTCGCGATATTGGGTTCGAGAGCAACCTTAATCTTTTTCATTTTATTAGGGATAAACAGATGCGAACATTTGCCCCTCTTTGCTTCCTTCGCATTTGTCAAACTGTCCTCAATAATATATATCGTGTCGGCATCGCAACCAACCGTCTTCGCCCTGAGCGACAAGTCGTAATACGCCTTTAAGTGCTTGTGTTTCATAAGCATTTCGAAAGGCATAACGATATCCATAATACCCATATCTAACCCGTCTGCGACATCTTCCATATCTACACCGCATGTAATCTCGATATATACTTTTTTGCCACACTTGACAAATATAATTTCTTTGAAATACAAGGGTTCGTCATTCTCGACATCCTTGGCGATGTAAGTGAATACGGAAAGTTTCATTGTTGCTATATAACATATAACGTCAAGAAATCAGTTTTTAGATATAAAAAATAATATACATATATACTCATCTTTACAATTCATCCACGAGTGCTTTGTAGATTGCGATTCTCTCTTCAAAGTCTTCGTTCGAATCACGGTCATACAAATATAGTTCCTTGAATATTTCGTTAAACTCCATTATTTCGGCACATGTTGCTACATCTGCGTTTTTCATTTTTTCCAGATTAAACGAGCGATAACTATTGCCCTTCTTTGCTTCTATCGTGTTTGTCGCGATATCTTCTATAATATACATCGTATCTACAAATATATAAGGAAAATAGGGGGTATGGGGTATATACCCCTGTATTATATCTACAAAGATATAGTTCGCATTTACAGCATTTGCTTTACACTTTTCAGGGTCTTCACTTCCATAATAATCGGCATCCAGATTCGGCTTCCCGATTGCTTTGCGAGATAACTCATAATAGTGTTTTAGATACCTGTGTCTCATAAGCAGGTCATACGGCATATAGATAGCATTGCCACCTCCCACTCCCAAGATTGTAGCCTCGATATATACCTTGTTGCTGCCGTCGTCAAACTTTATGAATACAATATCCTTGAAACGCGAGGGCATATTGAAGGGTATAGTTTTGGAAGTCCTCTGTTATAGAAGTTTCAGAGAACATAATTCAGAGAACATAATCATTTTTTTACAGAGAATAAAATAAAAATAAATAAAGAATACACACTAAGTCTAACTAACTACGCCATTATATTTCTTACTTACAAGTTATTCACAAGAGCGGTGTAGATCGCGATTCTCTCGTCAAAGTTGGACTCGTCAAACTTAGCATCGTATGCTGTGTTAAACGCTGCGAGTTCGGCATCCGTCGCTACCATTATATCATCCTCGTCGTCATCGTCCAAATAGTTTGAAACTGTGTGATAACTTTCGCCTTTAATTGCCACCTTTTCCTTTGTCAAAATATCTTCAACAATATACATCGCATCTATCGCATCAGAATCTTTCGGTCCCAAGACTCCGTATTGGGAATCCAGACTGGTTTTTCCAATTGCTTTGAGCGACAATTCATAATACGCATTCAAATACTTATGCTTCATAAGTTCGTCGTTAGACATAACTATATCTATCCACATCCCTTTTCCGGGACTGGAAGCCTTCACAAATACCTTGTCGTCATCAAGTTTGACGAATAGAATCTCCTTGACACTCGTTGAACCATTACGTTTGTAATCCTTGGTCACATAAGTGAAAACAGAGGATGATAAATCACAATTCATAATTTATGAAGTTCGTTTGCTTGTTCGTTTGCTTGTTCGTTTGCTTTGTTGCGAAGTGTTTCGCGACTTCGTGGTTTGTCTCTGGTATGTAAGTTTCAGAGCATCCTATCAATTTTTATATAAGAATAAGAAAAATAGAACAAATCCAAGAAAAATAAATAAGTAATGATACATAATATTTTACAATAAAAATGATTTAATAAAATGATTAACTATGCATCATCGAATCATTCCCGATTTTATTCCAATATCCGATTTTCTGTAAATACTCTTCTTTGATTTCATACACGTCAATCTCGTCATAGACGTCTGCGTTAATGAACTTCAATAAGTTTCCAGTGCCTACACAAGGTTCTAATAAACTTCCTCGATGTGATAATTTCGACGACATCAGTTGTGATATATTATCTGGCGTAAAAATATCGCATTTTGTAAAAATATGTAAATCGGACATTGCCATCATATACTATACATCACATCTTACCTTATATATCAATTTTTACGAGCAACGAGTAGCGAATAGCAACGAGGATTTACGAGTAGCGAGTAGCGAATAGCAACGAGGATTTACGAGCAACGAGTAGCGACGAGGATTTACGAGTAGCGAATAGCAACGAGGATTTACGAGTAGAAGCGAGGTCGCACAATGTCGCCTGAGTCGGCAATCGAAAACCCGTGAAAACGCGAGTTGTATTCGAACCAGTCGCGTAAGTCTATAATATCATTCATATATTCCAAGTCATACTCAGGGTATAGGTGATTATACATAAACAGGATATCAAATATATTTGTTATAAAATTATATGCCTCTAAGATATTATTATAAATATCAATCGCGTTTGTAAATACATAATCGCCCTTATATTCGATGCGTATCCTATCGTTCAATAGATGAAGTCCTTGAATTATCGTATATTCGTTTTTCGCGGTCGTCGCATCATTACAAAGCACAATCCCAGCATATTCTTCTAATATTTTTTTAACGCATATGAAACTCGCCTCAGACACTCGGATATCAAGCGGGTAGATTGAGTAATCGATGTATCGTATCGTCGAATAGCGATTGTTATTACGTGTCATCTTCATCTTATTCAGTCGCACCACATTCGTCGCATCGTAGGTGTCTGCGAAATACTCGAAATATTTTGAATAAGGGTCGCCAACATCTCGGCGACTACTCAGTAATATATTCCATATCGCACGATTTTTATATGAATTAATATTCGTCTTCTTATTGTTATTCTGGATATACGCAAACAACCTGTTGTAATTATCAAGAGCCTCTCGCGTATCGCTTATGACGCATAGCGTATTCTTTAATACTTTTTTGTATATAAGGGATTGTAGTTCGTCTGGCAATTCGTAGAAATAATTCTTGTGAAACAGCGGAGCCATTTTCATCGTCATTGTGTATCTATCTATCTCTATCATCATTTTTTATGGGTTATCCATTCCCACAGTTCCCTCGACGGCTAATTTTAATTTTTTAAAGATGAAGTTTTCTCTTCCTCGCGATGAACGGATTCGTGAAGGAAACCCGAAAATCTCTAATTGATTGAAGCACGTATGAGATTCTGGGATTCTTTTAACATCATACGTCTTGCCATTCAAATCTCGTCCATATTTATAATAGATTGTATAGTTGCTGCTTTTATTATAAATGGGTAAAGCCGTCCAAAAGCGTAGTAGCCTTCGAATAAAAATATAGTGGTCTTCGTCGCTCTCTCTTTTCTCTTTATTATTTGTAATAATATTTGTAATATATCTTCGCATCCCTTTCAGTTTCGTTTCTATTTCATCTGCTTGTAAAGAATGCGTTCCTTCAATGCTTATCCTAATTTTCTTTGCCAACTCTTTAAAAATCTTTTTATCTAACCGCTCATTTGTAATCAACTGATTCAATTGTTCGACACTCACCTTATTATCCGCGAGGAATATCCTCAACCTATTATCAAATCCAGCAAATCCAGAGAACAAACTGTCATATCTCATTTTCATACTTTTATTCGAATGATGCTCTCCTTTGTTTAAAAAGTTTTTCGTTATTATATGCTTCGCCAACTGTAAAAGAAACTTGACACAATTCTCTTTCGTGATTTCGTGTCCTGTTTTGCTAATAACATAGTTATCGTTGAAAGTAAGTCCCACATAATCTATCCCATCTATTTGTGAGTTGCTAATCATATTGATATAAATAAGCGTATTGTCAAACTCGCATATATAAAAATACAACAAGTCATACAATGTGATGTCCTTCGGTTGCTTTATTAACCCCGCTACTATATATGTGGAAAATTGCATTGGTAGCCCAATATCTTCATTAACGACCGCAGTGGATAGAACCTTCCCGATGATATTATATATGTGGCAATAATCCTTCTCTATGTTAAATTGTTGCTGCATCTTTCCGTAATACATTTCATACGCCGCGATTACCTTTTTAAATTTTTCATCGGGTTCGAAGTTCGGGTTTATATAGTATTTGGATTCTTTATTATCGAGTGGTTGTATGAACGGACGCTTAGGATGCTCGTCATCGCAAAAGAGTTCTTCGTAAAACGTTGTAAAAAATTCACGAACGGGTCCTCCTGCGTCGATGGCTTTTGAACGGGAAATAGATAAATCGTCTGCGACTTCAAATATAGACACGTCAAATACTGTATAATTATTTGTAAATATATCATGTTTGTGATTATATAGTTGGTCTTTAATGTCATAAAAATATATGACGACAGATGCGAGTGCGGAATCTTTGTAAAATTCAAAATACTGTTTTTCGTGATACTCATACTCAGGGAATTTTTCTTTTATAGACGCAGTTATCACATTCAAGCATACCTCAGGGGGCTTATGATATTGCTTACAACACCCAATCATCCTATCTCTGAAATATTTATACCCGCGAGAGCCGCGAGAGCCGCGAGAGCCGCGAATGTCGCTGTCGCCACTATATATCTTCTGAATCGCATCGCAAACATCGCTATGAATATCTTTGATATCTTTGCCTTTGCCGATAGGGTGTTTTGAACTTTTTTCAATCCCGAAAAACTTTCTTTTCTTTTCTAATATGGCTCTTCTATACTTCATTCCTAACGTGGTAATATTCAATGGACGCATACTCGAATCATATAGCAACGCCTTCTCAAATATCGCATTATATTCTTTGCCATCTGTTATGATGAGTTCATCGGTCTTCGGGTTTTTGTTGGGTTGCCGAACCCATCGCAAACAATCGCCTATATCATAGTAATCGGGTATAGTCTTCAATACAGACTTTTTAAACTTAATTCCTTTGGGGCTAATATTGTGAGGCTCTATATTCGAATTGAATATCAATGCTTGTTCAAATATCCTATTATATTCAGGGGAATCTTGGTATATTTTTTGTTGTGTTATCGGGTCTATGTCAACTTCTTGCATCCATCTTTCACATTCACTAATAGAATAAATAATATCGAACTTCGAATAATCGGTTCTCTTTACAATCACAATCGGTGTATTTATAATCTCGCGGCTCTCGCGGTGCGTATTTACAATCGCATAGTAATAGGGACGTCCTTTGATGTCTTCAATCTTAATATAGGAGTCCTTCGCAATCTCTGTTGTTATGCCAAACTTACGCAAATCTTTCTTGGTAAGAAAAACATAAAAAGGCAATTGTCCGTTCGAACTCGATAATTTGATGAATGCGATTCTCATTTTTGTATTGATTATTTCTCTACCGTATTTTGGTTGTGTCGTGCCAACGATTTTAAACTTCACATCAAACTTCGAAGTCTCTCGAATATATTTCTCCAACTCTTCCCTCGTTTGTGGGGGGTCTCTCGTCTTCTCCAACATCGTTTTTATAGTGTCGTATAACGCAAAAAGAAGATGCTTCCCTTTCGATGTTATCATACGCGGTATTAAGTTATTATCATACTGATAACTCATACATAGTAGTCTGTTGTAGATAGGCGAATCGATTAAAATCGACTTGAAGGTTCGTGGATTCACGATGGGTATCGATACCCAATCTCTACATTCGTCGTATGTGAAATTATTCTGGGGGTTTTCATCTATCGCGAAGTCCAACTTTACATTGGTTACAAACCCCATCCCCTTCGGTAATCTCATCTCGCCTGACTGCCTTATTTTAAGGTCGTCTGAATATAATAACATATAATATTCGTTATGATATTCTTCGTATGAATTGTCTCTAATTTCTAACGATAATTTCGCTACATATCGTACGTTGATAATATCATCTATAATATCTACTAAATATTTTTTAATCATATTGTCTAATATCGGTTTATATTCATTGATATAACTCAATAAGTAGTATGATATTTTTACGGACAACATTGTTCTTTTGAAATGGCTTTTGAAATTTGAGTAGGAGAGATACTCAATATAGGACGCTGTTTTTATAGAAGGGTTTAGAAGTTGCGAGTAAATATTGCGAATGTAATGCTGAACTAAATTCGCAATAGCCATAATACCATTGAAATAATTCTTTTTGTCTTTATCAGATACTTTGTTCTCGTCAAAATATCTCTGGATAGCATCGGTGATTGCCTTTATATCATCGGGGGTATATGATTCAACAATCTTCGTAATTAATGTTCCATTCTCTACATCGTTCGATAGAGTAGAAAAAAATGTTCGAAGACTTGTAAAGACGTTATCAGTGCGGTTATGTTTGGTAAGTTGTCTTTGCGAACGATATTCCGCTACTAATTTTTCTTCTTCCATTTTCTCTAACGTCATATCCATCAGTTTTCTCTTTTTCGCAGGACTCAAACTTTTATTCGAAGGGGATGATACGTCAAACGACGATACGTCAAATGTATTCTTTTTTGCGTTTGACATTTTCGGCAAATCGATAGTCCCTATCGGTTGATGTAAAAAGAGGTTGTCTATCTTTTCCATTAATGCCAAGCGTTTTTTCACACTTATAATTATTTTATTTATATACTCGAATAACATATAATCTTCTTCTTTTTGGGGTTCATCGTTTAAAATCTGCGGTGTAGGCAATCCATATTGTAGCGTGGTATATAATAATTCCATATATACCCGCATATTCTTGCGAATGTTATACCTTGTTCGTGGATTTACGAAATGGTCTTTTGCCCAGTCTTTACATTGCTCCCTTGTAAAAGGAGGGTCTGAATATGTAAAATTATTGTCAATTGGGTATAAACGAAGTGTGTCATTCTGTTTATATTCTGTAATCTGTTTAACAATTTGTTGCCTTAACGCAGAATTATAAAAACATTTTCTTTTTATTTTGTCCAAGATATACATTGGATTATTTTGACTTTCTTGATTTAATATATCTCTTCTTCTAAATGGAGCAAAACTTGGGTATTTTCTTCCAAATGGAGAAAAACTTGGGTCTTTTATCCATAATAAACACTCATCGTCTTTCACTTCGAATTGTCTTCTTGACAACTCCATAATTCTATTTTATATAGATATAAAAATAAAACATATATACATATATAGAATACATAAATGTTCCAGACGATTACGAAACTGTTCGATAAGGAAAAGGGTAAATATATCTATTTTGGGGCTTCCATCATTTACTGTGATGAGAAGAATGTTTGCATGGTATATTACCCTGATACGAGCGTTCTACCAAGCACCGATGTTAAGACTGTTGTTGCGACGGCATAAATGCTGGGGCATAAATGCTGGGGCATAAATGCTGGGGCATAAATGTCCTGATTTATTTTTTATAATGTAAAAATTGATTACTATTTTTATAATATTGTAGCAGAGACAAACGAAGAAGCAAACGAAGCAAAGCAAACGAAGCAAAGCAAATCGCAAAGCAAATCGCAAAGCAAACGAAGCAAAGCAAACGAAGCAAACGAAGCAAAGCACAATGGACGGTTATTTCAACACCGATGGCAGCGTCTTGTATCACAAATTCACAAACGTCGAGTTCAGTGGCGTTTTTGGTAGCAGTGGCGATTATCACCTTTTCATCAAATACGAAGACAAGGTTTATATGGAGGTGAAGGGAGTCGGAGATGTTGTGATTTCATTTGAAGCACTTCAAAAGCACAAGTATTGGAAGCAGTATTACGACTTGTCGCTTCTGCTTACACCCAACAAACATTCACTGGCAGAAGACATCGTATATAGTAGCAAAAACACAAATTACTCAAACGCTTATAGCGATGCGAGATACTGGTCGATACATACTATGTTTATGAATACCGATGCCATTGATGAGGGATATGTTTGCTATTACAAGATTAACCCATTCGACTTGGAGAATATGGGATATACCTCCCAGAAAAATATAGATTTATTTCAAGAGAATTATGCGAATACGAGAGACGATTTCATAAACGTAGAGTTAGAGATTTACAATTCCCTCGCGACGGAATACCAAGCCGCAGCCCAAGCAAATCAAGAAGAATAAATGAATATATATATGATGTATATCTCTATGTATCTATTTTTATATTTTTGTTTTTCAAAAAACTGATTGCGTCTGTTAATATTGAAATACAATTGCTTCGCGGCTTCGCAACCGCTTCGCGGCTTCGCGGACTTCGCGACTCGAAATGAACTACACCGCAAGTGGCAACGACTTGTATTCTTATCACGATGTGTCAAACGTCGAGTTCTCAGGCGTTCTTGATAAGTATCAAATAATATATGGGGCGACAATGAATATCAGTTCTATATACGACTATCACCTTTTCATCAAATACGGAGACAAAGTCTATATGGAGGTGAAGGGAGTCGGTGAAATTGTGATACCCTTTGCCGAACTTCAAAAAAACAAGTATTGGAAGCATTATTACGACTTGTCGCTTCTCCTCACAAACAATAAGCATAGGGTAATCAAAGACTTGGTATATAACAGCAACTATTACGACCCTAACATATACGAAGATATTCGAGTCTGGTCTATCGATACTGCTTTCATAGATGGAAGTTATGACAGTAAAACAAAGAAGGTTGTAGAGAGCGAATACAATTGCTATTACAAGATTAACCCATTTGACTTGGAGAATATGAATTACACTTCGCAAAAAAATCTGGATACATTCAAAAAAAATTATATGTCAAGATACGAGGTTAGAAGCCGAACCTTTGATAAAAAGAGGGTATATTACGATACCTTTGTGCTTGACTATCAGGCAAGTTTGATGGAGGCTGAACTCGACGAACTCTCGGCAATCTTTGAAGATAAAAAGAATGTTGTTAATCTTGTAGCCCTCAATGACATAGAGGGTATGAATGGCGACGTGCTAAGGGTTATCTATAATCTTGTTGTTAGCGTAGAAGGACACAAGAGATATTCGAGGATTATTGATACAATCGATAACTGTAAAAACAAGTTAGAAAGGAAGGCTCAGATAATAGAAGCATAATATTCTAAAAAATGATTACGACGCTACAATCGGCGTTGAATATTAGAAACAGAAACAGAGACAGAGACATACCGAAGCCGCGAAGCCGCGAACCCAACACAAGCAACTCCAAAACACACCAGAGAATGTGCGACAATTTCCGTTATTCCCACGCAATCGCAAATGCCGAAGACAACGAATGCGAAGGCAACGAATGCGAAGGCAACGAATGCCAATGCGAATGCTCTGGTGTGTTTTGGCAGCGAATACAAGAAATGCAACCCTATCATAACGCACCTAACTATATGTCGTGTCGTGGCGACTATCACCTCTTCGCCAAACACGGAGATAAAGTCTATATGGAAGTTAGAAATGCTGGTGAAATTGTGATTTCGTTTGCTGAACTACAAAAAAACAAGTATTGGAAATACTACTATGACCTTTCGCTTCTCCTCGCGAATGACAAGCATAAACTGATAAAGAACAAAGCGTTCAACACGTTATATAAAAATGTATATGATTACAAGGGTGATAGGACGTTGTCGTTTGAAATTGCCTATATCGACCAAAGCGAATATAAAAACGTCAAGATAATCCCAAGCGGGAATGTCTGCTATTTCAAAATCAACCCCGCAGACGTGGAGGGTATGAAATACTCTACGCAAAAAGAACTTGAACGCTTTGAACTGGGATATATGAACGAACTTGAACGGGTGAAGTATTTTCCAAGTAGGTCGGTGATTTACATGAATATCGCGATAGAATATCAAGTGTCGAAGATGGAAAAGGAACTGGACGAACTTTCGGCGTTCTTTGAGAACAAGAAGCATATCGCAAATATCACGGCTATTAAAGATAAACTCGATATGAATATCGACGTGCTTATGATTATCTATAAACATCTTGTCGATAATGACAAAGTCGATAACCCCGAAATGGTAGCGAAGATAGAGAAAGCAATGGAAGCAAACACCGCTTTGAAACTCATCTCGCATATTCTCGCTACTTAAAGGAATATGTGAGTATGTATAATTAATGTATTTTATTTATTTTTATATTCTAAAAAATGATTACGACTATTGAATAACAGAAACAGAGACATACCGATTTGACGAAGCCACGAAGTTGCGAAGCCAATCGAGTATATATTGCGACATCGCGAAGCAACCTACAATGAGCGACACCGAATGCTCTGGTGTATTTTGTCAGGAAATATATGTTTCGTATGCCTTTCGTTATGATGAACCTGAATATATGAAGCATCGTATTGGGATAGTGGGCGATTATCACTTATTTGTCAAACACGGAGACAAGGTCTATATGGAGGCGAAGCGTGTCGGTGAGATTGTGATGTCCTTTGCCGACTTACAAAAAAACAAGTATTGGAAATATTACTATGACTTGTCGCTTATGTTAGCAATTGATAAAGAGATAAAGAATGAGCCATTTAACAACTTCTATGACGAGGCGTACGAATATACGGGAAATCGAGTGTGGTCTTTGGATACGGCATATATTGATTTAGATATCGACCAAAACGCCAAGAGCAACTACAAGATAATCCCAAGCGGGAATGTCTGCTATTACAAAATCAACCCAGCAGACGTGGAGGGTATGGAATACTCTTCGCAACAAAATATAGACATCTTCAAACGGATTTATATGTGCCGAAACGATGTAAGTAGAGGATATTTTATAAATAGGTCTGTTATTTACAAGAACATCGCGATAGAGTATCAAGTATCGAAGATGGAGAAGGAACTTGACAAACTTTCGGCGTTCTTTGAAGAAAAGAAACATATCGCGAATATCACGGCGATTAAAGAGAAGGTAGAGATGAATATCGATGTGCTTATGATTATCTATAAACATCTTGTCGATAATGACAACGCCGATAACCCTGAAATGGTAGCGAAGATAGAGAAGGCAATGGAAGCAAAAACCGCTTTGAAACTCATCTCGCGTATTCTCGCTACTTAAAGGAATACTTTGCTACTTAAAGGAATACTTTGCTACTTAAAGGAATACTTTGCTACTTAAAGGAATACTACTTAAAGGAATACTTTGCTACTTAAAGGAATACTACTTAAAGGAATACTTTGCTACTTAAAGGAATACTTTGCTACTTAAAGGAATACTTTGCTACTTAAAGGAATACTTTGCTACTTAAAGGAATACTTTGCTACTTAAAGGAATACTTTGCTACTTAAAGGAATACTTTGCTACTTA